ACTGCCATTAATTTCCACACCTTGGCCGTCACCTGCTGTGTATGCACTGATATACATTTTTACGTTACTACCGTCCGTGGATGTCAAGGCCGGACTAAATGCAACAGTACTGTTTGAACTATTACTTTCATAGAAGCTAAAAGTTGTTTCGCTATTGTCTATATTTGCATTAAACATTTGAGCGAGACCTTTTCCGCTAAGCGGTGTTCCTGCTGTTATAGACGCAACACTTGAACTCCACGTCTGACTGTTATTAAACCAACCATACGTCCCAGCAAACTCCTTCGGCCGCCACACACCGTTGCCATCAAATTCTGCAAATGAATTACAGTCAAGGGCTTGACCATCGACCATGTGTACGTCGGCTAGGCAGCCGTCAAGATAAGCCTGTTCATTGCCTGCCGAATAGCGACCAATCCTATGCGTATCAGTCGTGTTAGTGTTTCCATCAAGACTTGGAGATGGGTAAGCCGAACTGCTAAAACTATCTAGTCGAACACCATTCACATACAACCGGAGACGATCCGTTGATGTTGCGTTTGTTGAGTCGTAAACAGCAACTATGTGATACCAAGCACTTGGATCTCTATAAACAGCATTTGTATAGATAGCGGACCATGAGGAGCCAGTTGGGTTTTCTCCAAATTCAATGACATCCGAGCTAGTGAATTGTAAAATGCTACGAGCACTAGTTCCTCCAGAGCCTGAAGAAAAAAGCATTTGGTTAGAACCATTTGCTCCTTTCTTTACCCAACCGCTCCAAGTCCACGTCTTGCGATTACCTGCAGCACTTGGGGTGCGATTGAGATACGCAGAGTCTCCTGAGTTAAACCTAAGACTACGTTCGATCTCGTAGCCACCAGCACCGGCACCACCACTAGCGCCAGCAAGAACGTTGTTAAATACTGGCATAATTAAGCGACGTAGTTAGCGGTTACATTGCAGGTTACAGTTGTGCTATTCATAACGATGTAATCGATACGATCAACTGCTCCAGCAGTAGAAGTAAGAGTAATGCCTGCAGCACCCCCTACAAACTTCATATTGGCATCAAATGAGCCGCTTTCAGTGCCTGTATAAACAATAAAGATAGAACCTGTTTGACCCTTAGCGTCAGCAGTAAGGCTGCTTAGGGTAACGGTAAAAGTACCGCTAGGTGACAATTTGAAGTTATTGCTAGCACTAAGGTCAAGAGTAAAGCTTGTGCCAGACAGCTCCGTAATTGTTCCGCGTTGTGCAGCGGTAAAGGTTTGAGCTACATCGGTTTTGGCAGTGTCATCATCATGGGCTTGAATAGTAGAGCCAATGTCAGAAGTGTTTGCCTTACCTGCGATGTCCGCCGCTACAAGTCCATTTTCCGTTAAATTATCAACCGTTACCGTTTTGGTGCTGGTCGTAATTGAATCAACTTTAACAGTTCCGAAAGCCATGATTAAATGATTGCCCAGATAGCGTTTGCAGGTACAGTAACGGTTTTAGTGGCTGCTACTGAAACAGGTCCGGCTGATAAGCCGTTATAGTCTGTAGAGATTGTGTAGTCATCACTTATATCTCTTTTATTTTCTAAAATTACCGGAGCAGTTGCTGTGGTTGAACTTGCAGTTGAAGCACTTAATGATACCCATTGCTGAGTATCACCATCATCATAATAGATGTATGCTTGACCATCAACATCATCCCAGTAAATATCTCCTACTGTAGGGCTTGCAGGCGGATTACTGGCGATTGTAATAGTGCTCCCACCTCCGCTTGCGCCGATCTCAGTAATTGACTCGGTTCCTCCTTGGTCTGTTTTAATAAATAACTTTCCATCGAAAGTATTCATCGCCAACTCACCTAAAGCAAGCTGAGCAGTCGTAGGAATGGCCCCAGACGTTGCCGAACGCCGCAGCTTGATGGTGTTAGCCATGTGGCTCCCTTTTTGTGCCTATATAGGCCGGTATACCGCTATATAACGGCGGTCTAGTCTACCGATTAGTATACGCCTCCGTCAATAATATCAGTATTTAATACTGCTGTATCTAACTTTGCTTCTAGGATTGATAAAGCACTTTTAATGCTTTGGCCGCTCGGTATGATCGATCCGTTAAAAGTACCTAGATTTGACTCATTATGACTGACTCCAAGCAAAGTCTGCACTTCATTGGAGATGTCGTTGACGCGACCTGCGCCCATGACTATGACTGAGCCTACAGTTTGATGCGCTCTTGTGACTAAAGCAACCTTTTGAACCTGCTCAGCGGTAGCTGTTGGTCTTGTTGTTGTTAAGACGCCTGCAGTGCCTGAAATATATAAAGGTTGGCCGTCAGAGTAAGAGCTAGTGTCTAGTCCCGTGAGCATTCCTGAGACAACGACATACCCTTCTGCCAGTCCAGTTATGTCTTGATGCACTAAACCAATCGCCGGGTGTGTTCCGACACCATCATTTTCAGCAGGCGAGATCAAAGGCTTGCCAGAACTATGTGTTCCGCTCACGTATACCGGCGTGCCTTTGGCAAGAGTGCTTGAAAGGTTACTTTTAACTTCAACTAGTACTGGAGGACTACCATTGACCCAATCCCCTCCATCATAAACTAATGACTGACCATTAACAGGGTCTGTAACTATGATCTCAGGAAAACCCTCGATTCCATTCGCTTGGGTGATATATCCCGCGTCATTAGTCAGTTCGCTTATATTGTCAAGCGGCTGTAATGCTGTATCTGCTAACAACCCTTGTGGTTTGGTTGCACCTACCGATACTAATACAGTACCTTCTTTCTGATAATATTGATCTTGATCAATAGCATAACAAATTTCGCCATCAAGTAACGATCCTACGTTTGCATCAAGATCCGAATAATTACCTCTTGCTGGTAAAAGTTTATTGCGGATAGCAGGTGCTGACATTGTGTTAGATCCGTCTAGATATAATTCCGATTTGGAACTCTAGTTTAAATTATTATCAAGCAAATGGAAACTGCTGCGATTGTCGGGCTTGCTCTTTTTGTGGTATCGGAAATCCTACCGTTTACACCTCTTAAGGGTAATGGTATTCTTGAGTCTTTGATTGAAGCTCTGCGTATCGCCTTTCCTTACGCCAATAAGAAGTGAAGTCTCTCAGTCCTTTTCTAGTTGAAATAATTAGAAGATTATGGGACAAAGGTCTTTATATCAATAATAAATATTTACGAATGATCCATGATCAATATTTTGATCTTTGGGTTGATTGGCGTACAGACATTGTTATGAAAGATGTGGATAAACAAGCTCAGCAACTGACGCCAGATCCTGTTGTTGCTGCTGCTGCTTTTACAGAGACAAAAAAAGGCGAGACTCCATTGGGTGGAGAGCTACGCCTAAATCATGATTTTGTAGAAGACTAGATCGTCACCATTTGGAACGATTGGCCCAGTACGCCGCAGACATTTTGCCCTTAGCGATGTTCTTTGCATGACGAGCTTTAAAAGAAGCTCTTTTCTTTTTCATGCGTTGCGATTCGCCAGGCTTTGATTTACCTGCTGTCTTTGCCCCTTGCTCGCCAAATCTAATTAGCTTGACTTGACTGCCCTGTTTGGCAACAACAACATGCGACTTTTTGGGATGCGAAGGAGTCCGTTTGGGCTTGTTATAACCACTAACCCCAGCGCGAGCCAAGCGAGGATCTTTCTTTTTGCTGGCCATTTACTTCTTACCTTTCTTGGAAGCCTTTTTCTTTTTAGCTTTAGCTGCTGCAGCTTTACCTTTTTTCGTATAAGGAAATTTCTGACCACTGATGAGAGGCATTGGCATAATTAATTCTTAAGTAGACTTCCGAGCCCTGCGACCAGATTGCTTGGCTTTCTTGGTATTAGCTACTGTACCTTTGCCCTTTCTGCTTCCAGATCTTTTTTTAGCATCAGTCGCTCTTGCTTCTGACTTGCTCATGGACTTCCAAGCCTTATCAGGCAAATACCTTGCCGTGACTTTGCGGCCTTTTGAATCTTTTCTTGCTGCCTTTTTATTATCACGAGTTCTCCATTTCTGCTTTGTCCATCGAGAGAGAGAATTGGAAGACGATTTTGCTCCCCTGTAGCCGCCGCCCGCCTTTTTGTACTGAGCCGTTGCCCATTGGGCCGCTCGACCTGACCATTTGCCAAATTTAGCTTTAGCGGCTGCAACCTTGCTCTTCCACAGAGTCGGTTTTGTTTTAGTTGCTGTGCTCATTTTCTTTTAGTGGCTTTGGTTGATTTGCCGTTCGAGCCATTTCTGGCACGATTGGCTTTGGGAGATTCAAGCTTGTAACCCCCACCCTTGACATGACTTACATCTTTACCAGACTTGCCCATGATGCCTTTCTTTCGACGGATACGCGCTAATTCCATGCGGTAACGACGCCGCTTTGCTGTTGAGTGATATGCCGTATCGTAGGCCTTCTTTTTCGCTCTAGCCTTGGGGTTGCTAGCGTAATACCTTGCAGTCTTTGAAAGAGTCATTTTCTATTAACCTGATCGGAGACATGGTAATCAACCTTATCTTCAAGCCTATTTATGGCTCTTTTTATTTGATCCAGGGTCTCTCTGTTCTGTTCTCTTGCTAATTCAAAGTATTTATTCATGTCTTCCCTCATCCTTGCGAGCTCGTCAGTAATTGTTTGCAAATTATCCTTAAGCTCAACCTTGGTTACATAACGTTCAGCTAGCTTAATTTCTAATTTGTCTACCATGTCCGCTGCTTTTCCTGCAGCATGATATGCCTGCTCAGATCGTCTCCAAGTAAAGCCACCCCAGCCTAGGAAAGTCGCTAGAATTACTGGCAGGAAAGACTCCACGAACATTGTGCAAATGCTACAACTTTAGATTACCTTAAGCATAATCACAAACTAGTACCATCACTATTTTTCTGACCCGGCTCATACCCCCTGCCAAAAGAATCTGTTACCGGCTCTTTAATATCGACTTCTGTGACGTCCGGAATAGATGCGTCAACATCTTTGTCAATATTCTTGCCGTTTATAAATCTTGGCCCAACAGAGTACACAACGTCGTCCATCATTCAACTCCTGCAAGGCCTTCACAAATTTCAAGAATATCGGCTTTCAAAAGATTTGGAGCGATGTCCTCTCCTTGATCAAGAGCCCAGTCAATAAGTTCTTGCTTGGTTAGTTTTTCAAGATCAACTAAATCTTCTTCTCGACCATATTTCAATGAATCGACATCGTAGGCATCAACTCCGGCCTCTACTACAATTTCAGGAATCGCATCTTTTACGGTTACTTCCGGTTCGCGATCAATAACTTCTTGTGTCCATCCGTCACGAACAAGATCGCGAGCTTCAACAGTCCACGACGCGGCGCGGCGTTGTCCATCCTTGGTGAACCATACAGGCCTATTAGGTAGCTTTGCCATGATATAAAAAAAGAGGGTCTTCAAGACCCCCTAGTATTCCGAGTTGATTAAATAATCAGACTCACTCAACTTTTTCGAGGAACACTCCATCCACGGCGGCGGTGCCACCCAGTGTGATGAAAGCGTCGTTATCGTCTTGATCGCAAAGTGTGCCGCGGACATGAGCCAGACCGACGCCATTACCGTCAAGCTCTGCAGCGTTAAATACCACAGCTTGGCCGCCAAGAGTTACGGTGACTTTGTTGGTGCCGCCATCATCAATGCCGCTAGCGCCAATCACGATTACACGAATCGTTTTGCAAGCAGTCAAAGTGACAGGCGCATCTGTGCCAGTTGATGTCGCGGTAATCTTGGCTGCGTCGTCAAGGTTAAAACCTTCGCGTGGAAAAATTCCAGAAGAACGTTGTGACATAATAAGATCCTTAGTAAAGAGATAATGCTGATCCTTCTCGAGGAGAAATGAAGCGAACAGCAGTACAAACTATTGTTCCAAATAAAAAAGGGGCCGAAGCCCCTTGTGTTACTTTTTCGCTAAAGCGATCAAGCAGTAGCGTCAAATCCAGCGAGGCGTGCAGCAGCACGGCCATTAACCAGAGCTAGGCCGCAATACCATTCAACTCGTGTGATTAGCTGAGGCTGAGAATGAGATTCTCCAAGCTCGCGAACATTCACACCGCCATTCTGAATTCCGGTCAGAAGCTCGTTGCCAAAAGCGACCACGTAAGCATCTTGAGCACTTGGCGTTCCGTCAAGGATTGCAGTGTTCTGATGGTCACGATCCAGCTCGAGCACAGGAAGACCCATGTAGCTCATTTGCTGGTAGCCAAATTCGTCACGGCCAATGTCGATCTGATTGTTTGCCCGAGCCAACTTGCTCAAAGCACGACGACCTGATTTAGACATAACAAGGTATCGCTGACCACCTTGAGCATCGACAGAGTCAATTGCTTCGTCAAGCTTGTCCAAGCTCAAAGCGCCAGAGCCGTTAGCGAAATACTGAGAAGATCCAGTCTTGATTCGTGCGGCCAAGCCGTCGAACTCAGAAGGAGACTGATCAGAATCGCCGTTAATGAACAAGCCTTCCCATGCAAGACGCATTGCGCGGACTCGTGACTGGATCTGGTAAGCCTTGGCTTCGTTGCCTTCCAGGTCTACAATCGCACGATCAACTTTGATGTCACCGCCAAAAAGCTTCAGGCTTTCAGACTGTGAACTTACTTCGCCATAGCTCTCGGCCAGAGCGGCGTTGTAATTACGGAATCCGACGTCAGGAAGAGACTCTTCGCGCTTCCAGAAAAGACCATTGCCTTCAATGTTTCGGAAGGGCAGGGATGAAAGCAGTGGACCAGCCGCAAGTTCAGTTACGACGGCCAGCTCAGCAGGAGAAGCTGCATGTTTCTGCGCTTCAAGCAGGGTAAGTGCCATTTTAAAAAATTACCTAAAGGATGGACAAAAAAGAGTTGGGTGATCGCATGTTGAACATCTCGTCCCGCAGGCGCGACACCCTCCCAGATCCCACCATCACAGCAGTTCCCGTTTGGGTATCTCTATACATAAGTTACCTAAAGCCCTAAGAAAATGCTCTCTTAAATAACTCTTCGCGGGAAAGGCCTTTTAAATCTTCAACAGGCATACCATTAGCATCTGTGCCACCATAACCGATACCAGCTCCGGCACCTTTTGCTCCTTTAAAGAATGTTCCATAAACAGGGTGCACTTTAAATGACTCGATAAAATCAGTCGGAGACACTCTTTTGCCGGATTCTTTGTCAAGAATAGGATCTCCCGCAGCGTCGACTACTGTCAAACTGCCGTCTGATTCCTGCCGAAAGTTAGATCCGATTTGATCCGCTAGCATGTCGAAAAAGCTAATACCATCTGCAGCATCAGTTTTACCGCCAGCAGCCAAGAACACTTTCTCAAGTGCGTATTTTTTCTGGAAACTGGCTAGTTCTGTTTTTGCAGTCGCTTCGCTAAGTCTTGCCTCCTCGGCTTCTTTAGAATACTTTGATTCAATGGCCTCGCGAGCTTCTCCAAATTGAGCTTGAAGTTGTGCTGCTTTGGCTGCTTCTTCTCTTAAGCTTTTGACTTCGTCAGGATTGATTTCCTCAAAACGACTGAGCATTTGAGTTTGTTCTTTAGCCTGGCGTTCGTACCTTTTACGGGCCTCACGTTCGGCCTTCAAGGCTTTATATAGACCTTGATTTTCTTCATTGCCTTCGCTAATTGCTTCAGTCTCGGAAGTAAGAGTTTCCGTAGCTTCCATCTCGGGAGCCATGTTCTCTTCGTTCATGTTTAATACCAGGGATCACCCCTGAAAAATGTGGCCTAGTTTACCAATATTTATTACTTAGGCCATTTATTTAGTGGACATAGTGTGCTTGGATCCCCGCCAATCCATGTTTTCATTTCCATAAAGCATCCGCATTCTGCACATCTCTTTGAGTCCGCAATAAAATGCTCGCAACCTTTGCAAATTTCATACCGTTGTTCTCTAATGTCTGGATGCACTCTGCCTTGTTGTATGGCCTGAGCGGCAGCCTTTGTCAGCCCGCCTGCCATTCTACCAATTCCTGCTTTGACCTTTTTGTTTGGTCTTAGTGATGATTGACTTTTGTTATTTGTCTTGCGATGATTTTGAAATAATTTATCGTGCCTTTCTTTAGGCCATGCGGAAACAGGCCCAGTGGGGTAAGTCCCTGCGCTTCTGAGCTCCTCGTGCAGGTTCATTCCTGGAATATAAAACTTGAATAGTATTCCGTTATCTGTTAAGATGCATTGGTGACAAAAGAAGCATATCTAGGCCACAAGATCCCACTCTCCGGCCTGCCAGGAGACACTTCTTCTAGAGCATCTTCAAAAGCTCGACGCAATCTCATCTGGCCTTGGGCAGGCTCAATTAGCCTTAGGATGTTCTGCCTTATTGCGACATCTTCCCAAGTAACTGGAGCGGGAGGCTCGACAACAGTAATAGCATTGGCTCTAGGTGCTATACCTGCAGCATCACTACTGAGATCCCGATAGGTTGGATAGTTCTCGAAAATAACAAGCATTAGAATCCAGGGTTGTTAGTCCCAGCATTTAATAGCAAGCCATTGTTACTTCCTAACTGTATGTAGTAGGTAGTGCCTACTCTTAAAGTATTGATACCATCACCAATTACATCTCCACTAGTGAAGTTTGTAAACATTCCGATATTTCCAGACAAATCAGTGAAGTAAGGGACGAAAGAACTTGTATCAGGTTCTGTTATTACTGTAGCAAAATTATAAAAACTAGGAGGCATTGCGCTCTGGTAATCATTGCTAAAATTCGCAGCGGATCCGACTCCACCGAAAGGATGACAAATAGATTCACTGTCGGCCGCCTTGTGCCGATACACTAGATCTAGCTGATTAGAGCCTACAAGAGGCATCGGCAGGAGTCCAACATCAGGTCCGCCTGCAGTTACACAAACACTGTCGTGCATGGTTCCTGATGGTGGAAAAAAGCTAATAATCCTATTTGTTGTCGAGTTAAATATAACAAATGCGTCATCATCTCCAGGAATGTGCCAATAATTCCATGTGCCGTCTATATCACTAACAGGCATGTTGTATGTATGATAAATAGCCGCAGTCGGCATACCGTAGCCGTCAAAGCCGTACGATACTCCCGGAGCATAAACATGAAGATTTATAGTTCTAGTAGCAGCAGTATTCTCCATGGTAATTAGAAAAGCAAACCTGCGGCTTGTGTTATCAGCCATGGTCACGTTTTTTTCGGCAAACATTGAGCCAAAATATCCCACCGCTGCATTGGCGTTTTGATTAACAGTTATTGTCCACCCTTTGTTGGTGTACGCATCCGCCAGTTTCTGCAAATAGACGTGTCCGAAATTACTTGGTGAGACATTTACCTGGCTAATTAATTGTTCCCAAGCCATTTTAAATAACTATCTTTTAGCAGTATAATACCGATCAAGATAACGCAATGAAATCAATTTCAAAATTAAAGCTTTGAGATGGCCCTGTAATTTGATTGTTTATTGCTTGCGGGATAGCTAGATTAAAATAAACAATTTGATTTGCACTGTAAAAATTTGTCATCGGGGTAAATGTATACTCAAAAATATTAGATTGACAAACGATTTCAGCCACTACTCCATCATTAGGTGTTGGGTCTACGCTCACAAGTCTATTAGTGTCAGCTATTGAATCGGCGCTATTATTATATAAGCGCAAACGAGTGCCACTAAGATTTATAGTATTGGACGATGTAGAAAATGTTATCTTAGATATAAGCCCTGCCTTGAAGCCTACTGCAACATTGTCGGAACGATTGGCAAGAAAGTTTCCCAAAAGATTAGTGTAAGTCTTTGTTATTGATCTTTCCCCGCCAAAGCTAGCAAAACCATTGATGAATGCACTTGACTGTGCATCATAAATCAACGACATACCATCTACTGGTGTCGTAACAAGGCTGACATCTGAAAGACTAGAGAGAGTTACGTTAAGAGCTGAAGCTATGTCGGCTGGTGGTTTATTTTCAAATCTATTTAGTGCATTATTATAAATTAAAATCTCACCGTCAGTCAAAACTGTTGGAAATTCACAATCTTGCATCTCCCCTAAAGAGGACGTGCTGAGGCTGACATTGCTTACAGTGCCGGGCTCCCACAAATTGGTCACTGCGTCATAGACCAAGGCTTGACCGTTGCTTGGAGCGACAGTTCCAAGATCCACATCTGTCAAATCACCTAAAGGCCCTGTCGATGGGTTATTGACCCAGTTCAATCCACCCAGCCCATCTGTCTGCAATACATCCCCGACATTTCCATCTTCTGCAGGAAGAATGTAACTCCTGCTTTGTGTCATGTTTGCGTTTAATACAAATTCTAGATATGCCCCCGTGTTGTTAGCGGCACCGCTATCTCCCCTGTCAAAGCGCAATCGGACAATGTTATCAGTTACAGAAGGATCTCCTTGAATTCTTACAAAGCCAGTATCAGCACGAAGCGTTATGCCACGATCGCGATCTGCATATAGCCCAGCTCCTGAGTTATCGTTGTCCCTGGTTTGCTCAATAGCAATTCCATAAGTCGGATCGCTGACCAATCTTTCTGTTATTCCGCTTGGAGCATTTGCCCTGTCAAGAATAAATTCACGGCAATCTGTAATGGTTAGGGCTTTTCCTAGACCAGAATTAGCGGCAGGTACATTAGACACGTCTGCTAGGTCACCAATCAAGTTAAGAGTAATATCTGCTGGTGGTCCTAGTCCATTAACCCACTCAGACCCATCGTAGATCAGGATTTCATTTATTTGGGGGTTAGTGACTATAACATCGTTTAAATCATCAATGCTTTGTGCATTAATATTAGAAATGTACCCAGGGTCATTGATAAAATCACTGAGGGAGCTAGGCTTATTGATTATATATGAATATGCAATTTGTTTAGATACCCAGTTCGTGCCATCCCAAATTAAGGCATTGTTTATAGTATTCGTACTTGCAGTTACATCACCAATATCATTGATACTATTTCCACTTAAATTAAAAGAACTAGTATCATTTACCCAATTAGTACCATTCCATTTCAACACTTGACCTGTGCTAATATTCGCAAGATCAAGGCTAACATTCGATAACGAGTTAAGACCAATGTTTACATTTAAATCAGTAACGTCAAGCGGTCTATTCGCAATGTCGGTATAAGTAAGGCTATGATTTACCCATCTAAAAGTTGTTGCGTCATACCTTAAGAATTGAT